AAGCCGATGCAGAACGGTTTTATCGAACGGTTCAATAAAACGTTGCGAACAGAAATCCTGGACATGTAAAGGTGTTTCTGATCTTGAGTGTTCACTCAGTGAAAAGCAGGCAATATCAGGTCATAAAAACATGGGGCAAACAGCGCGATATGACAGGAAAATAAAAATTGTTCCGGTGGTAGGTAATCAGAAGAAGTGATTATTTATGCGTTAGTTGAATTTTATGTTCCTAACGCATCTTCCTAACATCTTCCTAAATGTGATTTCAGGCACAAAAAAACCGCCTCTCGGCGGTTAACGACATTACTATACTACTTTGTTTTACTTGTACTTTTTTCCATGGTGCCCGGGGCGGGACTTGAACCCGCACAGCCATAAGCCGAGGGATTTTAAAAACTCTCACGGCATTATGGAAATCAATCACTTACGTGAAATCAGTAAGTTACCAAACACGATGGCGGGTTAGTTTGGGTTGTTGTGGAGGTGGTAGTCACAGTAATCAAATCTGTCGATCGGCTCTGCGCCAAAAAAGGACATTGCTAACTTTGCTCTGCGCTAATCAATAGGGATCAGGTTAGCCAGAGTATATTTTTCAACTTAAGAATCCCCCTGGCTAAAGATTATATAGTCAGGGGAAGGGAATCAAATCCACAAAATGAAATCTTTCATTTCATCATAGTTTTTAATAATATTACGAGCATCTTTGGCCTCATCGCTTAAACAATCCAATAATTCATCCCATTCACTCTGTTTTTTTCCAAATCCGTATACTTGCTCAATATCTCCTGATTCCCAAATATAGATTCCATCATCTTTTAATTTTTGATGAATTTTTTGGATGTAAGGTTTTGTTTCATGATGATTGCAAATTTTGATAAAGTCTTTACTTGAACTGCTTTTTAGTGAATCTATAGAAGTAATGGGGTTTGCAAGTAGCAAACTTTGTGGATCCGATAAGTTGGTTAAAGATGAAAGTAATTCATCACATTCATTACTTAATTTATCTTTGTGAGAGCTTGTCAGTAGTATTGATAAAAAGTCACAATCGGCGAGGATACGCGTTTTTATACCTATAGAATTGATGACATTTGCCATTTTTAAAAGGCTGCCTTTGCCATCTACAGCAACAATACTTGTCTTAGTAGGATTGAGATCGCAGTTTCTAATTTTTTTATAGAGTCCGCATAAAACATTTGTCTCTGTCTTACCCTCAACTAATAATACTTCTTCTGAGAATAAGAAATATGATGAATTAGATAGGGTAAATGCAGAGTGGAGTTGTGGTGATGATGCTTCATATAGCTCCTGTATTTTTTCAGAAATGGTCTTTCGAGCTACAGTACCCTCGGTATTTTTACAGACTTGTATCGCGTTGCAGGCATGTTTTGCTGAAAGCATGCTGGCCGAGTGAGTTGAGATAATTACTTGGAATCCAAGATCACTTAAAGCAACTAAAGATTCTCTAACCGAGTTTATAGCAGAAGGATGTAAATATAACTCTGGTTCGTCGATGAAAATCAGAGTGTTTGATTTTTTTGTATCGTCACTTTTTTTCTTTATATCAGCTAGATATTGAATCAAAGCCATTTGAATTGAGCGCTGTGTTCCATGACCGAATCGGCTGATGTCTCGCATAATTGAGGACTCTGCTCGTTGTTCGAATACTTTCAATGTGCCTGATTTGAATATCTCATCAAGAGTTGGTGTAGGAAAGTGTAGTTTCACACTTACGTCAGGGAAAAATTGATTAACCTTTTGGTTAACGCCACTGTCAATTCTGCTCAGACCATCTAGTCTAGTCGAACCATCATGAGAAAGATATTTACCTATTTCTGAAATGTTTTCTGAGAATTTTGTTTCATATTCTTTTTTAATTTCGCTAACGATTGCGGTTAGGATTTTCGCGATTGTTGTACCGGATTTATTTTTGGTTGCATCCTCTACAGCGTCAGACATTGCAGGAATGTGAATTGGTTCAGGGAAAAGATTTGATATAGCACCATCAATTCCTCCAGGGTTTTTTTTCCATGTAGTCCCATCAAAAACTTCAAGTGTTTTTTTTACTTTTGACTTATCCCCATCAACAACTTCTATTTCTTGCTTTCTTGCGAACCTTAAAGTTTTGTCTATGATGAATGGCGCAATTTTTTGCTGATTTTCCTCGCTAAGTAATGTCAGCGTGTCATCAGTTATGCCTTCAATAATACCCTCGACTAACACTGGCTTTTGCGGGTCGTACATATCAGCTTCGTTTAGCAGGGAGCCATCTAAGAGCCATTTTATGGCTAAGATAATATTTGATTTGCCTGCGTTATTATAGCCAACCAATGCTGTGTACGGCCTTAGGAAGGCTTCGGTAGATTTGCAAGACCTAAAGTTAGTTATTGAAACTTTAATCAAACGAACTGTCATTTTATTATCCTTTGTTATAATTCCATTTGGGTTAAACCAGCCACTTAGCTCATCGCAGTTTCTGTTTGAGCCTTCGTTATAATCTAACTTTGCCACGGCGCTGCTATAACGTCAGCAGTTCACTCTTAGCTGGCTGTCATATTTATCGTATCTTGCCAGAGAGCACCGTGCGGATTACCTCCAAGAACTAAACATTCCAACGACATAATGATTCTCTCTTTGGACGCAATTATTACAAAAATCTCCAGCCATTTTATTTATCATAAAATTCTCACATTATTAATTTTAGAAATGCGATCATATGGATTCAAACTCACTGCCGCTTCTAAATGATCCGGTGCAAAGTGGCTATAGCGCATGGTCATTTGGATAGTGGAGTGCCCGAGGATTTGTTGCAGTACTAATATGTTGCCGCCGTTCATCATAAAATGACTGGCGAAAGTATGGCGTAGAACGTGGGTTAACTGGCCGGTAGGTAGCACCAGTTTAGCCCGGTCAATAGCTTGACCAAATGCGTCATAGGCATTGACGAATAAGCGCCCTTTCATCTTTGGAATCAGTTTATGCAGTTCCGCAGAAATAGGGACTGTACGGTTCTTTTTACTCTTGGTGTTGATGTACGTAATTTTATTTGGCATCACCTGAGCTTGTCTTAGCTGCTCCGCTTCACTCCAACGCGCGCCGGTGGCTAGGCAGATACGAACGATAATACCGAGATCTTTATTGCTGGAGTTATCGCACTCATACAGTAAACGCTTAATATCGTCTTCATAAAGGAAAGTTAACTCGTTTTCACTTTCACGAAATAGCCTAACCCCATCCAAGGGATTAGCATGATTCCAATGCCCTAGCCTTTTTAACTCATTAAATACCGCTCGTAGGTAGGCATGTTCACGGTTAACCGTTGCCTCTTTTGGTGGCTTCACAGCTCCGTATTTTGGTTTAGGGCTAAACTCACCGGCTAAACGTTTTTTACGGTAATTGGCAAATACTTCGCGGTTAAAATCAGCAACGGCAGGATCGCCCAAGTTATCACATAGGATATTGAGTTTATTTAATCTTGCTTCGCCGTCACTCAAAGAGCGCCCGTGGAGTTCATACCACTGACCGACCAATGTTTTTAACCTCTGCGCGGCAGTCTCTGCCGGTGTGTAGTCAATATCCAGATCACCACGTTGCGCTAATTGTTCACGTTCAAAGCGCAACGCCTCGCCGCGAGTAACAAAGGTTTTCCTAACCCGCTTACTGTCACGGCCATCTGAGTAAAAATCACAGACCCACTTCCCGTTGGGTAACTTCCGTACTGCCATAAATAAGTCCTCAAGAATAATCCCTTGGGCCTATTTACTGTATATAAAAACAGTAGTCAATGTTTGATATGCAGCACAACAAACATCTGATTAAAAACTAACGCGTGCATGTTTTCTTTGATTTACTGATAGAGCCATCATTACAGACAAATTTCCCATTCTCACAATGGGATACTCCGCCTTTTTTACCAGAACACGGGTAGTTTTTTGCCATAGTGATCGTAGGTAAAGACAAAAGAAGAATACCGATTACAGCACTAGCTAATAATTTCATTAGATTATTATTCCATTAGTGCGTCGATTATTTTTTAGCGCCGACTATTACTATTAATAGCCAGTGATTTCACCGACAACTTTCGCCAGTATATTAACCTCACTAACCGGCCAATTGACATCATTAATTAGCCATATATCACATGGCAAGCGAGTAATATTACTAATTGAGGTCACACCAGCTTTTTCTACCAGCCACCGGCCGTCAGCGATATTTTTAAATTGACGTTCGATAAGAAAATAGCTTTTCTCATTCGGGAAGGATATTAGTTCAGGCTCAAGAATCTGTACAGGCAACAACGCTAAATCTAGCAATATTGGGGATACATCTATTAGTAAGCCATCTTCAAGATTTTTATGAGCAATAGATTTTACAGCTTCACATGCAGTAGCTTTAACCGGTTCATGAGGTTCACCCTCACCAGTGGTAAGCCAGTACAGCGAAACACCTGTTTCTAAAGCGCAGAGCACAATCTCTTTGCCCGGAAAGTAATCACGTTTGATCCAAGTGCTGATAGTTCCCGTTCCTGCACCTAGATAAGCCGCTAACTCTCTTTGTACTTTAAAGCCATAGGCTTGCATCATTCTTTCTACTGCTGCGATTCCGCCACTCAAACACTTTTCATTCACAATGATAAAAAATTCCTTTTCATATTTACGCCCATGATTGCTTTAGGTAAAGCTCAAATGGCGATCAGCATGCTGTAATTTCCCCAACAACTTTAGCCAAAATACTAACCTCACTAACCGGCCAATTGACATCATTGATCCGCCAGACATCACCCGGTAAACGGGTAAGCTCACTGATAGATACAACTCCCGCTTTTTCAATAAGCCACAGGCCATCAGTGATTTTCTTGAATTGGTGCTCAACCAGAAATGAACTCTTGGCATTAGGTGAAGAAATCAACTCAGGTTCATCTATCTGTACTGGAAGTAATTCAGGATCAAGTAACACGGGGCTGGCATCGGTTAACAATCCATCAACCAACTTTCTGTGCTGAATTAATTTAGCGTGTTCTTTTTCATTAGTAGCTTTGTCGGCTTCCCAAGGTTCACCTTCCCCTGTTGCTAACCATTGCAAAGAGGCACCCGTTTCAAGTGCGCACTGAACAATTTCTTTGCCGGGAAAATACTCACGTTTGATCCACGTGCTTACTGTTCCATGACCAACACCAATTTTTCCTACAAGCTCACGTTGCGTTGAAAAACCGTAGGCTTTCAATAGCCTATCTACAACAGCCTGTCCGCCACTAAAAACCATTCAATATTCCCGCCAAAATAATATTGACTCGTACAAATTTGAGGATTAAATTCCTCATTATTGAACGAAGACACGAATTAACCCGCATTAACCACACATTAAAGGATGCACCATGATTCAAAACCTTGCAATCACAGTAACCTCGCCTTATTTATCCCTGCCAGAGTTCTCAAAATTGAGCGGAATCCCTTATGAAACCTGCCGTGGCATGGTGAAAGATGGTCGTCTACCTATCCGCCAGAAAGTTCGCAAAATGGAAAAGGTTCTCGTAAATATGATCGCTCTCACTAAAGAAGCGGCAAACCAGTAATGTACGACATTCAAATTTGCCAACTAATTGTCGGCATATGTGAGGAAGTAAGCCATGTTTGATTTTTCAGTGTCCAAACATCCGCACTTTGATAACGCCTGCCGCCAGTTTGCGTTAAAGCACAACTTAGTCGAGCTGGCAGCAAACGCAGGGATTGCGGCGCAAGTTCTGCGGAATAAATTGAATCCTGACCAGCCACACCGTTTGACCGTTGACGAACTACTACGCATTACCGATCTGACCGAAGACCCAACGTTATTAGACGGTCTGCTGTCACAAATCAATTGCATGCCATCTGTACCAGTCAATGAAGCCTGCACCGGCAATATCCCGACATACGCGCTACATGCCACCGCTGCGGTGGGTTCAATTGCTGCCGCTGCGGTGCAAGGTAATCATAAAACATCATTCAGTAAATCTGCTCTGCTGGATAGCGTTAATACTGCAATTCGCCATCTGTCACTGATTGGCCTGACAGTGCAAGCGCGCATTCAATCAACCCCTGCACTTGCTTCAACTGTTGATGTTATTAGCGGCTTGGGTGCTGTCGCAGGTTTGAGTTGAGGTGTCTTTATGATTATTTCTATTGCTCCACTGTTAAAACAGCAAAGCCCAGTAAACCTGCGCCATTTCGGTAACGGTGTACTGGAGTTGAAGAACGGCCAACGCTGGAAGCCGGGAAGTAATCAAAAGGCGCTTTTACAAGAATTGTCCACAACAAAGAAGACGCCACGATTACGCCGTCTATTCGGGTTTTAATTGGGGGAAATATGCTGCAATTAACAGAAGCTGAGAAATTGAGAATGACGGGCATTGCCCGAATTACTGAATTTAAAGAAAAGTATTTACGCCATAGAAAAAATGTTGCTCAAGAGGCTTTTGATAAATCGCCTGCGCATTTGCGTAAAACAATTTGTTTTCATGCTGGCTTAAAAAGTCGTCATGTAAATATGCAGTTTTCGGAATTAACGCTAGCAGAAAGAGAGTCTGTTGTTGACGCATTGAATGACTTAATTGAGTTCACTCGTTCGTTACCACCATTTGTCAGCAACGATGACTGCATACTAAATATTATTAATTAACCAAAGTCGCAATATATGGCGTTTTACTCGCCGGGTTTCGTATTGCCTAAAAACAGGAATTACCAATGAAGAATACAAAGCAACAAGCGGAATTAATCAGATATGAGCGCTCGCCTGCGGCGATGAACTCACTGGAGTTATTACTAAATGAAGCTCGGATTGATGAGCGAAAAAATCAGGCTGCACTGGTTTCATCGCGTTTGGAAGAAATCGCTAATCAAATCTTGAATCGTGAACTAAATGGCGTCGAAGCGGCTGAACTGCTTAATCAAATCGCTGAGCACATAATCACTCAGTCTTATGACCAGCATTAATAATATGCGTGGCCGCATTGCCCCAACTCCGCCGTTGCCTTATCCGGGCAGCGGCGCTGCTGTTCCTGCCTATGCCTACCCCGGCAGTAAACCACGCCAAACCCTTGCACCAGCAAGACCGCTTACCCGTGAACAACTGATTCAGGGGCAAGCTGTTTTAGCCAATATCAATAATCTGCCTCACTTTCTGCGTAGCCAGTTCATTTCTCGCTATGAATACCTGTTAGCCAATAAAGGGCTAAACGACGCTAACAAATGGCTGGTATTTGTCTTTGACCAGCGTATCTGGCCGCGCATTCAGGTGGTCAATAGCAAAAATGTTATGCGCCTGAGTGGGTCAATGAGCTTTTCCACTGATGCCCCAACTTATGCCAGCCTCGCGGGCATGCATGATAAAGAGCTGCGCCGCTTTGCCCGCAAAATCGGTGATGAGCTAATGGTGGCGTACAACCATCATTGTGATGAATGTATTAAGGCCAATCAGGGTGACAGGTCTGTTTTATTGCAGGCTGATACACAGGTACGGATATACGGCGATATTGCCAGAATGGCGCGCGCTTTTAATATCACGCCGATGCACTGGCGCAAATACCGGAAAGGCCGGTTAGATATCACGTCTGCTATCGCCAGCCTGTCGCGGCTGGTTAATCCCGAATGGTGGGAGCGCAAATTTAAAGCCCAACGTATGTGCTGGCGGGAAGCGTTATTGATTGCTGTCGGTAATGTTAGCCGAGATATGTCGGCGTCGTCTTATGCCAGTAAGCAGGCCATCCGTGAAGTGTTCGCCCGTCGCCAGTCTAATTTGGAATATCTCAAAAGCTGCCAGTTAGAAAATATTGAAACCGGTGAGCGCATCGACCTGATTGATAAGGTGATGGCGAGTATTTCCAATCCAGAAATTCGCCGCATGGAGTTAATGAACACCATCGCTTTTACTGAAAAATATGCTGCCGAGCAAAAGCACCTCGGCATGTTCCTGACCATCACCACCCCGTCAAAATATCACCCGACCCGCGTTATCGGTAAAGGGGATAACGAGAAAGTCCAGCTTAACCATAAGTGGGACGATGAAGCCTATTCCCCCAAAGACGGACAGCGTTATCTCTGCAACATTTGGAGCAAAATGCGCACCGCCTTTAAAGACAATAAATTAAGCGTCTACGGAATGCGGGTGGTTGAGCCGCACCACGACGGCACCCCGCACTGGCACATGATGCTGTTTTGTGAGCGTCGCCAGCGTCAACAGATTATCGACGTCATGCGCCGTTATGCGTTGAAAGAAGACAGTGACGAGCGCGGAGCCGCTAAATACCGCTTTGAGTGCAAGCATATGAACAAAGGCGGGGCCGCTGGTTACATCGCTAAATACATTGCCAAGAATATCGACGGTTACGCGCTTGAGGATGAACGTGACCATGAAACCGGCGAGCTGTTGACTGAATCCGCTGCGGCGGTGACAGCGTGGGCGGCAACGTGGCGTATCCCTCAATTTCGCCCGATTGGTCTGCCCTCCATGGGCGTTTATCGCGAGTGCCGCCGTATCCGTTCTATTAGTCTGGCTGAGACTTTTGACGAGACTGTGGAAGCTGTACGCCATGCGGCTGACGAGGGTGATTTTGCTGCCTACATCGCCGCGCAGGGTGGAACCAATTGCGGCAATCAGACTGTCCGTTTAGCCAAGCGCGTCGCAGATGAACTCAACGCCTACGATGAGGAAGTGCAGAAAGTCGTCGGTATTTACGCGCCGCATTTGGGGGCTGACCATGTTCATGAAACCCGCACAACCCAATGGCGCATCGTTTCGGGTGCGGGTGCCGTTGACGTTGACGTTGAGCCTTTGACTTTGAAAAGCGCCTCTGGCGCGCCTCGGAGTCCTGTCAATAACTGTGGGTTAGGTGGAAACACCC